CCGCTGCACCCTTAGCAGCGGAAACAGGCAACTCATTCTGAGAACGCAAATTCTCCAACCGCCTTGCTTGAACAACCAACGGCGTTAACTGCTCCATTTGCGTATTAGAAAGATTCTTACCCTTGGTCTCCGCCAAGATAGAATCCACACGAGCCTCCAACTCCTTAATACGAGCACCCGACTCAACGACGGATTGCCGCAAACCAGCAGCTGACGCTGATAACTGCTCCACGTGCGGCTGAAGCTGAGCCCGAATATTCTCGGTCGTGGCACGATTCACCTCCGCAGCAGTATGAGACTGAGAAGTCTCGGCAACCGTCTTAGCAACCTGAGCATTCAAAAGCGCCTTCTGCGCAGACGAAGCTCTAATCGAATCAGACACACCCTCAAAAGGATTACGCTGTGCAGCAGCGCTACCGGACGGAGTAGAAGCTCCATCCCCACGCATAACACTAAGCATAGGATTAAGGCCGGCTGCCTTAAGATCCGCCACCTGCCGCTGATGGGCAGTATTCGACATGCGCTCCTGAAAATCACGGTTCTTCTTAGCCTCGTCCTTAGACGCCTTATTACCAATCAGCCCACCTACAAAATCGAAAACAGGCGCTAAAAAATCCATTACATGGTCCTCCCAAGACCGGGGACAGAGTACAACGGCATCGGACGCGCCGAACTAATATCAAACAAACAATCCAACAAAAACTGACGACCGTCAGCTTCTTCATGAACCGCAACAATGCGGTCAATCGGAACGAACTCCGAAATAAAATCACCATTCAACAACGGGCGAATCAAGAAATTCTGCCCCAAATGCCAAACATCAATAGACGACGCAGCTCTCGAATTAAACAAACCAGAAATAATAGACGGAAAATAACGATACTCTGCCCACCGCTCTTGATAACCGAAAACCAACTCATCATCCGCCGTACCATCGGCGTAGATCTCCTTAGACAACACAGCCTGCTCACCAAGATGAGCAAACTCCGGCGAATAAAAATCGAAACGAGTCTGACGACTCCACAACTTGCGAATACCCTGCTGATACGTCAAATCAGCTCGAACATTCACAAGACCAATAACATAACCATGCTCCACAAACGATTGCGTGAAGCCGTGACCATTCATCACCGCCGTACCAATCGCACCCAAATCCGCAAGAGGCGTATCACTACCGCTTGCAGCCGTAGCGGAAGTCTGCGCAACCGGGGAAATATTAACCATAGAACTTCCACCGCCAAGATACTCAGGACGCTGTAACCTAGCATCAGGGGAAGTAACACCAAAACGAAAACGAAGAAGCTCAGTATATCTAGTACCACCACGAGCGTCTGCCTCCAGAAACATCTGCATCATGTATGCCTGACGAAACTGATTAATAGTAGCAGCAGTAGCAGCAGTCAAATCGGCTACACCCGTCAAACCGGGATCAAGCCACGTCATGCCATGCGTCACCGCATTATCAAACTGCGTCTGAACGTTAGAGTTCACATTATTATGAACCAAAACACCATAGTTAAAGCCACTAGTCGCCGACTGAAACGTCGGAGCCGTGCCCGAATTAGACGTAATCGTCACAGGCGCAGACGTGCCCAAAGGCAACGAAACCGCCGTTCCCTTCTGTACGAACGGCAAACAACTAGTAAAATAATCGTGCCGCTTGCCACGACGGAACAGATTATACAACGACAACAAATCGGGACCATCCGCAGTCGGAACCGTTGCGGAATTCACCAAATTCTGATCACGGAACCACTCATTATAAATGAGATTATAGCACCGAAACGGCAACGCATTAATACCAACAACATCTTCTGCAGGGTCCCACTGACCCACGCACGGCAAACCAAAATAGGTACCAAGCGAACCAACCGGAAAACCACCTGTAAAAGGCGCAATAACCGGAATCAAATAGGAAATAGACGAACTCGGATTCGGCTTCCGCTCACCGAAAAACTGCTCTGTGTGCTCCCACACAAGACGCATAGGAACAAAAAAGAAAAAAGACTCAATATACATATTGTCCATCACCGGAACAATAGGAGTAGCGAGACGGCAAAAAGCCGTCATTCTCAAATTAAAAGTGTCACCGGGAAGAATCTCATCCACAAATACAGGATAGAGAAACGAGCCATCAATAGTCGTCTTGTGCATAGCCTGACGACGAAACGAAGCGCGAGGAATCCGCGCATCCGGAACCATCGCAAACTTATGCGTATCCACAGACTTATTGCGAAAATTACTCATTTACTTAACTCCCTCAGAAAGGCAGTCGACACCTCGGACCAACTGATTAGGACGAATAGAATCAATACTGCCAGTATTGTCGTCAAAATACCCAAGATGAAATAACGCATGATCCTCCGGATTCTGCTTAAGAGGGTTAGGACCCTCCTGTTTAAACACATTCTTAAACGAACGAATAGCGGCTTCTTCCGAAGGCGCATAACCCGGCTGCATATAAGCCTTAACAGCCGAATCAAAAATAGCAACAACAAAATACTTCATAATTCAGATTTTCCTTGTATTAGTCATACCAGCCATCTTAACAACCTCCCGCACGCGCAACCTATCGGGCGTGCAATCATCAACACAAGCCATAGCGGTAGCAAGCCGCTTAGCCTTCAACTCATCATAAACAATAGGATCAGAAACCTCAAGTTTCTTATCATAAAAACGCGGGGGACGGTACTTACGCCCCGCAACAGGAACAAAATCGCGCGGATATACATCCGACGCATACTTATCATACCACTCAGAAGCAATGCCCGGCTTAAGAGACATACGAGCAAACTCGGGAACTATGCTCAAAATCTCGCCAGTATCCAAAACAAGTTTTTCGTAATGTAACTCAGCCTTGGCACCCGTCATCTTCTTCATACAATAACGCGCTACGTAAGCAGCGCTCTCAAACGAAAGTTCACCGACTGACGCAAAGCCGTCAGTCCAAATCTCAGAAAGAAGGTCAGACGTATACAACACTTGACCATCAGAACTATTCTTAAAAGGCTTCCGATCAGAACGGAAACCATAACCAAACACGCAAGCGTGATAGTGAGGACGAGACAACTTCTCGCCATACTCACCACACATAAAAAAACGGATGGGAACGCTTAAACGCTCACGCATCCGTTTCATAAACCGCTGAAAATGAGGATAGTGCAATGTGCCCCCATAGGGCAAATGCTCATCATCATAAGTCAGCGTAATAAAACACGAATCAGCATGCAACTGCTGCTCGTGAACAATACGGACGGCCCAAGCCTTGGACCGATCCTCTCGACAACCTACGCAGCGGCCACATGGGACCGCTAGACCAAGATCCCCAGGATTGGGATCCTTGAACGTCAAACGACCCCCCCCTGGCTTCTGGAAGCCAAAGAGGGGATGGAAGCAGGCCATGCCTGCTAAAGCCGAATGCCACCACGCATCGGACCCGGACGAATATTCGCATACTTCGTCTGCTTAGCATGAGCCCGGAAAGTCTTAGCAGACTTGTTCTTGTTAACACCCGAACGGGAAATCGGACGCATAAAATGATCCTCCGAAAAGAAAGGGGTAAGGTCGACCTCGACGATACCCCTCTCAACACCCCTAGGCAACAGGAAACCTGTCACCTAGCACAATTGATATCAAGTGACCCAATTGTGCTTAACGCCGACCCCGCGGCCCGGCAAGATCCTGCTGCGCAGGATTAGTCAGCTCCGCTTCCATCAAACGAACCTGCTCCGCAGTAGTCTGAACCAGCAACGCTTGACGCTTCTGCTTATTCAACGCGTCCTGAATAGGCCACGACTTAGAAACAGCAACCTTTAAAAACGCCTCGGTTTCACCGAGAGCAATCTTCTGCTGTTCAAGACGACGCTTCGCACGAGCAAGCTCTTTAATAACAACCTGATCCATAACAACCTCCTAAGCCGGCGGATTTACCGGCACAGGAACTATTGTATCCTCTTTCTTAGGAATAGCAAGACCCATCTTCCGCATTTCTTCCAAATTTACCAACTTACCATCACCATCAACATCGGTAGCAAAATCAACAAACACTGCGGGATCATTCTGAAACCTAGCACGAACATCCGCAGGAAGCAAGCTAAAAGATTCCGTAGACTCACGAATAACTGCTTGCGCAGAACGGAAATCTGTGATATCATAGAAACCCTCAGCCATAGGCATACGAATATTCTGAGGAAACGGACCATCTAAACCAAAACGCTTGACAAGCGTATTAATATCTGCATCAGCCTTACCAGACTGAACCGTCAACGACGGTAACAGAGACTTAAAACCAAACATCTCTAAACTCCGATAACCGCGAGATGACACAAGAGACATAATCTACTCCTTTAACTTATCACGAATCTTACGAATCAACCAACCGGGCGCACCGCCGCCCTTTAAAAACTCAACATACTTAGCGGCGGACTCGCCCACAAACTTACCAATAGGAACACGAGTATCCAACCCATCTTTCAACGCCTGAGCCGCTGCACCCTTAGCAGCGGAAACAGGCAACTCATTCTGAGAACGCAAATTCTC